ATATATTATAATAATTATAATATTATTATTATTTTAGATATAATTATTTTAAATATATATTATAATAATTATAAATAAAATTGAATAAATTAAAAAAATATTATCTATATAAATAGAATAAAAAATGAATCATCAAGATTGGAATATAATAGGATGGGATAAAACAGAAAAAAAAAAAGAAAAAAAATGTAAACAAGAAAATTCAAATATAAATTTTGAAGATAATAAAAAAATTAAAAATACAGATAAAAGTCTAGGACAAAAACTTATTCAAACTAGAATAAAAAAAGAATGGAGTCGTAAACAATTAGCACAATATTTAAATATAGCAGAAACATTTATAATAGATATAGAAAATGGAAAAAAACAACCAAGTTCTACAATATTAAATAAAGTAAATGTATTTATTCAACAAAATAATTAATGAAAATTTTTATAAATATTTTCTAAATAAAATAAACAATTTAAATTAAGATTATTTTTATCTCTATCTGTATTTTTACATAATTCAAACCATTCAGGATGAGTATCTGTAAGAGTTCTATCCATCCAATCATAAAAAGGATTAAATCCCGTTGAATATACAGATATTTTACTTTTATAAATAAAAAAACTTAATAAAATATCATCAACATTATAACATTTATTATGTATAGTTAATTCATTCATTATATAATGAATAAATTTTTTATCATAATCATAATATTGAGTAAACCAATTCATAGGTATTAATATACCAGAATATCCTTCCACAATAGATATATTTTTTAATTTATGTAATGAACCATTTGTCCATATACTATATTCAGAATGATAAGGTAATTTTTTAATCATTCTAAATAATATATTTTCTCTTAAAATAATATCATCATCACATATTAATATATGTGTAAAATTATATATTTTTATAGATTCCAAATTATTAAAAATAGATAAAAATTTAGAAGCAGGACCATAATCAATCCCTCGATGAATCCATAATTTATTTTCTAATCCATTTAAATCATTTAAATCATATTCAATATCCGGAAAACGATTACATTGAATAGGTATATATAATAAAATTTTTAATTCTTCAATATGTTTTTGATTTATTATGGATTCAATTACTTTTTTAAAAAACTCACTTTTCATTCTATTTGGTAAAGTAGTTATTGATATTAATAATTTCATATTTATTTAATAATAAATATAATAAATTTTAATCATTTTTAATTTCTTCTTCAATAATACTATTATATTTAGATTGTATAGAAGGTAAATAAGTTGGAGAATATGAAATAATAAGAAAATTAAATAATACAATAATAAAGGATTTAAAATCACATAAAAAACATATTAAACTTAAAAATCCTAAAAAATATTCATAACTAATTTTATATTGATTTATAATAATAAATTGATCTGTATTTATAATATATAATGGATATTGAATTAAATGATATAATAATAAAGATAAACAAGATTTAAACAAAGAAGATGTAAGTGTAAAAATAGAAAAAAAAGCAATAATATCAGTCCAATTAAGTCTTGTTTCAATATTTAAATTAAAATAGGGAATAATAAATTTTCTATCTATTTTTTTATATAAATAGATATGAATAAAATTCCATAATAATATAGGAAATAGATAGATAAGATTCATTTTAATTATATAAATACAAATATATTTTAATAATCAATTTTTATTTTTTATATAAATAAAAATGTCATCATCTTTAATAATACCAATAGATAATAATATAATAAATATAAATCATGATTATAATTTAACAAATGAAGAAATAAAAGAAAAATTATATATAAATGGTCCTATTGCAGTATCTATAAATACAAAAAATTTATTTAAAAATATTGGAGAAAATTCAATTATAACAAATGAAAATATAGAAAATGAACCAGATCATGCTGTATTATTAGTTGGATATGAATTTGATGAAAATGAATCAAAATATTATTGGATATGTAAAAATTCTTGGGGTAATAATTGGAATATAAATGGATTTTTTGCAGTCTATTTTTCCAATGATATCATATTTTATGAATTAATGAGTATAGAAACAATCAATTTAGAGGATATAAATAATTATAATCAATTATATGAAAATAATAATCCAAATTTTAATTTAACTTTTAATAATTTATCAACTTTAATAAATAAAAATATTAATCATTCTTTATTATCAAAAGGATATAATAGATTAAATTTAAAAAAAAAAAATAAAATACCTAAAAATAAAATTATAAATTCAAATTATAATATACCTAATACTTTAACTTGGTATAATAATAATAATTATTTAAATAAATCAATTATTGGTGAAGTATTAGATCAAGGAAAATGTGGATGTTGTTGGTTATTTGCAGGAGTTCAAATGTTATCAAGTAAAATATATAAAGAAATAAAGACAAATTATTATATTCAATTATCTATACAATCAATATTAAATAGTATATTAACATCAAATGAATCATGTATTATATATCAAGAAAATAATTTAATATTAGAAAGTGTATATACAAAAAATGAATATTGTAATGGAGGAAATTTTTTATTTTTTGATGTATTATTGAATGGAATAATAGAATTAGAAAATAATATAAAATTAAAAATAAATGGAAATAATTTTAAAGGACTAGGAATGTATCCATCGAATCAATGTGAATATGAATGTAATACAATATTCTGTAATGAAAATAATATAGAGAATTGTAGTTATACAAAAATATCAAATGAAAAACAGAGTGATATAATACCAAATGAAAAATATCCTAATTATGAAAATTATAATTTTTGGATCATAATAAGTATAATTATTATATTAATAATATTATGTATATATATAATCTATGAAATAATAAATATGTAAAATAATAAAATTTTTATATAATAAAAAAAAATGCATCATTATAAAAAATATACAGCCAATTCAAAATATTATAATATAGATTTTACAGTTTATAAACATCGAATTTATGGTACAATATATTTTAATAATTTAATAAATGTAAGTGCAATACATATACATTCTTCTATAAAAGGAGAACCGATATTAATATGGTTAGCATCATCACCAGAATGGAATATACATACATCAAAATTATCAAATGCACCATGTTGTTTAAAAAATGTAAAAGAATGTAATTTAATATCACCGTATAAAGTACCGGATACTAAAAATTCATCCTTTATAATATATCATTTTGATCATAAAATAAATATAAATGATTCGTGTAAAAATAAATGTGAATGGTATAAATATCCATTAATAATAAATACTCATGGATATAACTTGGAAAATGGAGCCGATTTAATAGAATCAACAATTGCGATAAAAGATATATAAAAAGAAAAAATAAAAATGAAAAATCATGATTGATGAAATAATAATTTTAAAATTGGAATCAAATAAATTATCATCTAAATTAAAAGAACAATTAAAAAAAAATTTTCCAAATATAGAGCCAAAAATTTTTCAAGTAAAAGGAGTTTTAACAGGAAAAAATGATGGATATTTAACTCAATCTTTTTTTTCGATATTATGTCATAATACATATGATAATGTAGCTTTAGATATAACAAAAAATCATTTAAAAATGATTGAATCCGTAAAAGATAAAAAAAATGTATTATTTTTAGAAGAAGATTCAATATTTAATGATAATTTTGAAATATATTGGAAAAATATTTGTAATTATTATAAATATAAAATAGATTATGATATATTTTATTTAGGATATTGTAATTGGCCTATATTATTATCATTTTTCATTACAAAAAATATAATAAAACCATATTCACCCTTATTAGCTCATGCTTATATATTAAGTAATTCAGGAATTCAAAAAGTTTTAAATTATGCAGAGAAAAATTCATCTATTCATATAGATAAAATGTTTACAAAAATACCCAATTTTAATAAATTTGCTTCAAATCCTATATTAACATATCAAAATAAAAATCCGGCATTAATGACTAAAGCTTTAGATTATCTAAATATATCAATATCAAATACAAATTTTTTAAATTCTTTTCATTATATATCTATTATAATGTCATTTATAATAACATTTATATTTATTTATATAATTTTTAATATATTAAAAATATTATTATAATTACATTTTAAAAGTATGTTGACAATGACTACATCTGACAAAAACAGTAGCTGATTCATCAGCACGTCTGGTTTGTTTACTAAAAGAAAATGTCTTTTTTGAATAACATTTTCTACATTCAATAACACCTTCTTCTACTTCAGGAGGATTTAATAAATAATCATCATTTTCTTTTTGAATAAATTTTAAATTTTCAAACATTGAATGATTCCATTCTAATTTTTTATTTCTAATAATATCTAATACATTTTCAATATTAGTATTACAATGATATTCAGCTAAAATTTCATATAAATAATAAAAAGCTTTATTTTCATCACCTTTAGAATAATTCAATAAAAATTTAACTAATTTTTTTTGATTTGATTCTTTAGAAAATAAATGATTTTTACAAATTTCAATACATCGTTTTTCAAAAGTTTCCATTTTTCTTTATTATTATAAAAAAGTTCTTTTATCATTTCAATTTTTCAAATGTATCAAAATGGGTTTTCATCTGTTATATTAGAAGAACGTCCATTCACACCTGAATTATATTATTCATTTTTAATTTATAAAAATAATAAATTTAATCAACAATTATCTAATTTAAATTCAGAAATTTTATTATTATGTGATAATTTTGTGAATATTAATATTTTTCAAAATTATAATTTAAAAATATCTCATATATTTGGAACTTTAGAAATACCTGTTCAAATAAATGGTAATAATTATGATCCTTCTTATTCTATTCGTTATATTAATAATTGTAAAATTAATTTTCCTTTACGAATTCATACACCTTTTAAATTATTTAATATTGAATTTTTAGATTCTTGTACTCTATTTTTATCTTCTAATGATTCAATAAATGATATTTTTAATTTACCTTTTATAAATCATTCATCTATTATCGATCATTGTAATTTTAATAATATATCTGTTTTTTATAATATACCTAATCTCTTATTATATCAATGTAATTTTAATATATTACCTTCTATTTCTATTAATAATATAGGTTATAATTTATGTCAAATAAATACTTCTATATTTGAAGAAACAGAATTTAAATATCAACAAAAATATTCCATTTCTTTAATTAATAATTTAAATATTAGATGGTCAAATCCACAATTATTATATATTCAAGATAAATGGTATATTTTTATTAAAAATATAAATCCTCAAAAATCTTTAAAATTACCCATCAATTATTGTATCTCTCCAGGTATTTCTTTTTCCTCTAAATATATTGATTTATATCCTTTTCTATCAAAAGGTAAAGATAAATTACTAATTGTTATACCTCATGGTATATATATTTTATCTAAAAGTATAAATATTTACAGTCATTTAATTGGAATCGGTAAACCCATTATTATTTTAAATCCAAATGTTACCATTCGTTTATTAAAAGATAATATAATTATTAGTGATTTATATTTTAAATATTCCAATATTGATATGCCTATTTTAGATATTAGAAATTCTTTTATTAATTTATTTAATATTCATATATCTTATTTTAATAATAATGAAAAAAATATTGACATGAATTGTACCTCCGATAGTTCTTTAATATATTTAAGAGGAAATGATTGTCAATGTATTTCTTTTTTTATTGAATCAGACTATTCTCAAATATTTTTAATAGAATCAAATAACAATATTTTTAATGATATAATTATTGAATCTAAAAAATCTAATCTATTAATGAATATTTTAGGAATGAATTGTATCATCTCTTTTTTTTATGGTAAAATTTATCATAATACTCAAACATGTATTAAATCAATTTATCCTATTAATATTATTTCCTCTGGATTTTATGTTCCTCAAAATATTACAAAAAGAGAATGTTTAACTATTCATCCTCATAGTATTATTAAACACTCTTATTTTATTTATTTTCCAATTAATACTTTAGAAGATTTAGAAAGAGATGAATTTTTAAAACAAAAATTTTTTCCTTATTTTTTCTCTCAAAAAAATCAAGATAATTCTCACTTTATCTCTAATAAATCTTCTAATTCTAATTCTTCCGTCATTTTTGATAATAAATCTATGAAATTTTTTCTCATTCATTCAAAAAGTCAATATTTATCTTAATTATTTTTTTCTATCTATATATTAAAATATGGATTCTAAAACTATAAAAAGATTAATTAAAGAATTAGAATATATTAATAATGATCCTCTCCCCTTTTGTTCAGCCAAACCTATCTCAGAATCCAATCTTTTAGAATGGAAAGCATCTATTATCGGTCCTAATGACACTCCATATGAAAACGGGACCTTTCATCTTTCCATTTCTTTTTCTTTAGATTATCCTTTTAAACCTCCTAAAATTTTATTTATTACTAAAATTTATCATCCTAATATTAGTTCATCAGGTGTTATATGTTTAGATATTCTTAAAGATTCTTGGAGTCCTGCTTTAACTATTAATAAAATTTTATTATCCATTTGTTCTTTATTATCAGATCCAAATCCTAATGATCCATTAATGACTGATATTGCTAAATTATATATTAATAATTATGATTTATTTTTTAAAAATGCAAAAGAATATACTGAAAAATATGCTTTTTCTAATAATTAAAAAAAAAATAATTTTTATTTATAGAGATATATAAATGATTCCATTTTCTTTACCTAATGCTTTCGGATGTATTGGTTATAATTGTCCTCCTGGTTCTTATCGTAATACTTGTTCTTGTATCTCCATTCAATCCGGATGTGGTTTAGCAACTCTTTATTGTTCTTGTAAAAAAATAGATGGTACTTTTAATGAACAAATAGTACCTATTATTTGTAATAATTTTACTTCTTTAACTAATAATGATGGAATATTATTTCGTGAATAATAAAAAAAAATATTTTATTTATATAGAGAATTATTATACAATGTCAGAACAAAAATGTATATATTTTGATGGAGTTTATACTGATTTATCTAATTTACAAATTATAAATTCTAACACTGAAATTACTTATCAAGCCAAAGTTTTTGGTGTCACCAGAAATGCAAATGTATCAGGTCCTTGTTATCTCAATTATTTGGTAGTAGATACATCTGAAAATTCTAATGATGCAAATCTTTTAAATAAATCGGAAACTAGTACATCCAATTTTATAAAATTTTTGGCACCTAATTGTGTAACTCTTCCTTTAGCCTATAAAAAATTTAATATCAACGATGCAAATATTGTACCAACTGATAGACCTTTAATATTATGTGGAGACTATCCTGTATGTATGAATGACAGTAATGTAACCTGTTGTAATATAAATTATGCAAAATATAATAGTAATGTAGATTGTAGATGTGGTCCATTTTTACAAACAAAATGTATGAATGAAGCGGAATTTAAAATTTATACATTAAAACAGGAACAAGAACAACGAATAATAAATGAAAATAAAGAAAAAATAGAAGCACATAAGAAAGAAATACGACAGAATAAACAAAATAAAAAATCTAATAATAGACAGGATTCTAATAATAAAAAAGATTCTAATGATACTTTTATTTATATAGATTATAAATCCAAAAATAATAAAAATA